GAAATACCGTTATGTTCAATTGTATATGAACCATATTTTAACGTAAAATTTCTTAAAGGATTTTCTGTTTGTTCTGTAGGTGTAAATTGTGCATCTACAGTATATTTTATATTGTATGGGTTAACAAAGAAATTACTATTTACCTTAAATGTTGATTCGTCCGCAGATAAATTATACACATAATTAGTAATATTATTACCTGTAACACTACCAACTTTATTATCCACATAAATTGCTGCAGGATAATTATTTTGTATGTCTATTAGGGAAGCCCTAATCAATTCTTTTGCAGAACCATACCAAACATAACTTAATGGATTTGTAATATCTAAATTAAGTTTTGTTTTTAAATTTTTTTGTATCTCTAATTGAGGTGTGTCCGCATCTACAATATCGTCTAAGGTAAAAAATTTAGATTTTGTACCCTGAGTAAATAAAACATTTGGTTTGGGATCTAAATTTACTGATATTGAAAAATTACCATTAGTAAATAACGTAGTCCCTCCCTCACTAGTAAGTTGGAACCCTACTAAGTCAGGACTAAAATTCCTATACTCAATGTTGTCATTGAAAAATATTCTTTTAGCGTATCCCGCAATTTTTATTCTCTTATTGTTAGCCATTTACGTTTTAAAAATTAGTTATATCATCAAAATCTTTTGTTGGGTCGATAGTAAATTTCTGTTCCCTAACTTCATACAACGGTTTACCAGTAAACTGATCTTTAACTTCATATAAGTTATATTGTCTGTAAATCTGATTACCAAAATTGTATATAGTATAAATACCATCTTCCAAAGATTTTGTTTGGTTAGAGAATAGTGCATATGCCAATGTTTCTTCATCGAATTCCACCATTTCTATTTCCAACATAACTGGATTAAAAAACGTATTTGTTATAATTACATCCTGAAGAGGATTACCTATAAAAGGTATTGCGTTTGGTTTAACTGATGGTGCCGAAGAAGGGGATACAGTACAAAATACACTAGTCGAATTATCATTAAATGTGTATGCCTGTGACGCATTTGAATTACCTTGATTTTGTGAAATAGGTAATGCCCTATTATTAGACGTTACAATCCTAAATAAATTTTGGATTTTATCTTGTCCAGTACCAGTCTGTTCTTTTATATATTCTATTCTATAACCAACAAGATTACCATTCTCAAATCTATTTTGTAATTCAAGTGGTATTTGATTGATATCGAAAACGATTCCTTTCACATCTTGATTATCCACCAAAACTGCACAATCTTGTATCGTAGTTCTAATTTGTTTAGGTCTTATTACAATACTATAAAATCCTTTAGAACCAAATACTGATGTAGGTAATTTTAATGTATATAATCCACCAAAAATTTCATTTACATTGTTTGGGTTGTTTGCAGGAATCAATACCTCTGCAGGGTCTAACGATTGTAATTCTACTGTTGTTAATGATTCCCTATTGGGTGTGTAACTGTAAAATATCTCAACGTCATCAATTGATACATCTGCTGGTCTTATAGTTCCGTAATTTCCTGTAGCCATAACTTTATTTTTATATTCTTATAAATCCACCTCTATTTGTGTCGATGTCATTACTTGTTTTTATTTCTGATAATATTCCGTGTCTTTCAAATATATCTTCTATACCTCTATTTATAAATACTGCACTATCAACTTCTGGTTTAAAAACTACACCTAAATATTCTTCTTTTTTTAATGAAGCATTTAATGACGTATTATATTGATTCCACCCACCATTTTTAGAAACGAATTTAGTAGTATTATAACTTAAAGATTTACCATATTCATCAACAGTTTTGGTGAATTGGTTTTTAAATGTAGTAAACTCTACACCTGTACTCTGTACATTACTATTGTTTGATCCAATTTTATAAACTGTCTCAAAATTACTTTCATAAATTACACCATTAAAGTTATCTTTAGGGTTATTAGAAACATTTAAATTAGGTACATATATATCATTACCTTGTGAATCTTTTCTATAAGATTTAACTTGTTTTAATAATGAATCATCCGTATAACCACTAACCGTAACACTATTTGTATAATAAAAACTAACAGGTGCACCAGCCAAACGACCATAAGTAAACGAGTTAAAATTATTAGGTTTGATTGTTAATTGACTACTTTTAGGGACAAATGGTTCATCAGTAAAAATACCCATATCATCTATATCCTGTGTTAAAAATAAAGTCACATCTATAGTATTAACTATTTTCTGACCTAAAGGAGTTAATATAAAATTACCTTCAGAATCTATCTTATAATCAGGTATTTTACCATAATAATACTTAGGATTACTTTCATCTATGACAGTTTTACCTTCCGAATTTTTAATCAAAACACTTTTAGGTATATTTCTTACCGTATGGTATTCTAAATTTATCTTTTTTCTAATGTATTCCATAACTATTTATAAATATATTAAAGTATAGTTTGCCAAAATGTTAGTGTAGGTATACCGTTACTTGATGGATTTAAATTAACTCCTGGTGGTATTAATTGTTGTCTATAGTTTGGTGTGAATTTATATTTATAAATACCATTATCATTTTTTAATATCACCTTTAAATATGTGATACCATTTTCACCCTCTAAATTTGTTAAAGTAATATTGTTTGGGTTGAAATCTTTAGATGCTGCCATTTCATATATTTTACCATTTCCCGCATTATTGAATTGTGCAACTGCATACATTTCATATTCTTGATTTGGTGCATTATCTACTAAGTCCTTAAACCAATATATGTGGAACCCCTCATGAACCTCATTAGGTTGTAATACAGGATCACCAATTGTAAATGTAATAGGACAATTATCTAAAGGAAGTACAAACCCGAATTGATTTTCTTGATCTTTACCTACCTGTGTATATATGTCTGAAAAAGATAATAATTGATTTTTACCACTATATGGATTATCATAAAGTGATAATCTAATAAAACTATTAATAAATCTTTCAGTTCTACAGAATATATCGTCAAAAATAAACCCAATATCTTTGTAAAGTCCTGGTTCCGCACTAGTACCCCTATGTGAGGGATTACCTATTAGTATACTACTTGGAGTATAAAAATTTAAATTTATTTTAAATTTATCTATAATATTCCAATTATTATCACAAGGTTTAAAAATAACTTTTTTATAATCAACTATTGGATTAATAGACTTTTCAATTTCGTCTTTTACAAACTTATCCTCAATTAATTCTGCATTATCAACAGGGAAAAAATTAGTTCCCAATGATATGTCTATGGTACTACCAGTACCCAAACTTCCAATTAATATTTTTCTTCTATCAACAAACATCGTCTATTTCTTTTTGTTTTAAGAATGATAAGTCTAAACATCCACCAGCGACATCTCTTTTACCTAATTCATATTCACCAATATAACTAGCCAATGTTACTTCAATATTTAAATTTGCCAAACCATTGTAATTTAAAATGTCTAATGTATTTGATGAACCGACATCTAAAGTAAATATAACTTTAGTCCAATTATTACCGTTAAATTGGTAATATCCTACCCCAACACCATTAACAGTATCTGGATTGGTATTGAATACTATTAATCCAGATTGTGGGTTTGGTACTGTAGTAATGTCATTAATATTAACCAAAGATGTTGCAGGTATGTCTATACTATAATTTAAGAAGGTAGGGTCATTAAGTAATTTTATAAATTTATCCTGTTGTAAATTATTGACATCAGATGCCCCTAACACTATATCCTCTGAAATTAATGAAAATTCGCAAGGTGGATCCTGTCTTTGGAAATAAAATCTTTTATCTAAATAAACATAATGTGCGCCACTCTCAAAAGGATAATCTACTCCCGCACCTGAATTATCAAATTCTCCAATTTCTAATATATCCCTCCATTTAAAAACATTAGGTGCGATTTCCGTTGCATAATCAGGTATCTGAAAAGACTTTCTCAATTCATCTATTTCGTTTGGGTTTGTGATATTATATTTATCTATAACTAATTGTAAGTTAACTGCTGGATTAATATAATTAGAAAATTCTCTTATTTTTACCAAATTAAAAGGTGTATAGATATACCCTTCTTTTTTATTACCTTTATTACTATCTATAGAGTTTAGAAATTCTCTATAAACTGTATTAACTCTATGATATAAATTTTCTAATCTTCTTTCCAATAATTCACTTTCATTATATTCCACAATGTCACCATCAAAAACATTATCACTTTCATCTATATTTTCATAATATGTAGAACCAACGTAATTTGTATCCCCATATGATCTTATATTGTAATTGACACTTGCGTCATTTTCTAAATCATAACCCGCAGAAATTTTAGTCCAAAATCTTACGTTATATGGTGGTGGTAATGGTTGTTGTTGTATTAACCAATACTGGGTATTGATTGATGACGGATTAGAGTCATTATCATTTTTTATTATTGATAAGTATAGTTCCGTTATTGGTCTACCTAAATTATCAACTAATGCACTAACGTCAATATCATTTTTAAAATTAAATGCAACTACCTCATCATTAAAATATGTCACACCATACGCCGCAGGATATAAATCATAATCTTTATAATCTGAACTTGTTAATGATTTAAATTGTCTCACATAATAACTAGATAATTTACCATTAACACTTCTTTTTATTGTAGATACACCCAAACTAAAATTAATGTCTAATGGATTAACATCTATTATAAATGTTCTTAACTTATTATCATTAACTTGATTACCTAATTTAAATACTCTATATATCTGTGTATTTAAATTAAGTGTATTGTTTGGTGTGTTGTCAACAAAATTATATAACTTAATCCTATCACCAACATTTAAACCGTGATTCATCGGTGTTCTGAATCCGACATATTGCCTTCCATTTAATTCTATAGTAAACTTATCAATGACTGGGATACCGTCTTTAAGTGATTTGTTTGAGTTGTTTTTAACTAAAGTTATATCTTTAGTACTAAATGGATAAACTATCTTTAATAAGTAATTTGAAGATCCGTCACTATCTAACATTTTTAACCTATCATATCCAGGATCGAATGGGAAAAATTCACATAACGCACTTTTATTATCATTAAATTGTATTTCATTCGTATTTGGTTCATCGTTATATGATCCCACCCAACCATCTTTTTCAAAAATAGAACTACTCATTATTGTTTTAGCAGCAACTTGTGGTACTGGACTTACATTCGGTAGTGGTTTAGGTTGTTTTAAGTATATTTTTATATTTTCATTAAATAATACATTTGTAACAACTGGTTTGACTACACCATAAAAACGATAAATTGTACTATCTTTTCTCTCTTTCTCAAACTGTTCAAATTGACTAACAGTCGTATCAATATCGTTTAATGGTATAGGTTTATTATTATTGTTTAAACCGAATTGAATTTGTGTGTTTACGTTAACATTGTTAGGTAACTTAACACTATTCAATAATATTTTATTATTAATATCCATTAGTTAGACGAATTATTAGATACCCCCTGTGTTGTTAATACAACATTTGGGTTATTTGGTGGTGTAATTGGTGATCCAACTTGAGTTGTTTGTATTAATGTCTCACCCAAACACGTTTTATAAACAGTAAATGGATTATCCCCAACATTATTTATATTAGGTGAATTATTAATATTTTCATTAACAGTATCATTTGATGCATTAAGACCCTCTAATGTAACTTCATCTATTAAATCACCGAAGAATTGTGACACAGTTCTATGCAATGCAGTTTTACCTGGTACTAAACCAAAATAAAGGAAAAATGGTGTCTGTGTTCTATTAAATTTAATACCATTAACTAAATTACTACCATTGTTAATATCATCTTGTATTGTACCGTTATTAATAGAATTTATTTCATCCACACCATCTAATTGTGCGGTTTGGTTAAAATTAATTGTTTGATTACCGTTAGGGTAATTAATAAATGATGACGTTTGTCCTGGTGCTAAACCATAAAAGTAATCACCACTACCATTAGTTTTTTTATAACCACAGGCATCTCCAGGTATGAATGAATCACCGTCATTATATTCTGAAAGAATTTGTTCACCATCTAAATTATAATATAAATTATATCCATCAGATAATGATATTTCAGGATAAGTGTTATATACGTTATCGAATTCTAATGATCCTGGTCTTTGGTGGTGGAATGTAAGATTCGCCGCTTTATACCCATTAAATCTTTTACAGAAATAACTTCTAATATCTTCATCATGTTCAAATCTTAAGAAACAATTACCAATTTCTATCCCAATATCATTCTTATCTATAATATCTACACCTATCTGTGATTGGTTCACACTTGCAGATGTATTAACACAAACTGTTTTAAAACAAGAAAGTTCTACATATGCCCTAAGATTTAAAGAGATGTCTTTTTTATCTTCATATTTAAGAATATTTCTATAACCCGTATTCCCATTCAGTTGTAGGGTACCTAATTTATATTTTACGTCCTCATAACTTACATTAAATGTTGTTGGTGGTATAACGTCCATTATAAATGGTACATCGTCTATGTCACAATAAGTACTACTACCCAATTCCATAATTGTAGTAGGTAACATTAGATTAGCCTTATATTCACTATTATTGTATTTAACATCACCTTTAGGTATATAAGGGGTATAATATATACTACCATCCGCCCAACTTATTAAACCGTGATTGATTAATTTACTAAAGTTATTATATTCTGTTTCGTTATAAATGCAAGGTGCTACCCCATTAGTACTACAGTCAGGTGCACATGTGTAAGATGGACATCCTGAAGATGGTGATGGGGGACTTCCTGGTTCTTCTTCGTCTGGTTGTGAAATATCGCCAAAACCATCCTGTGCCTCATCTTGTGTAGGTACATAATTACTTGACTCTACACAATCCAATGATGTTTTAAAATATTCTTTTCTTTCCATCATCCTAGTATCGTCACATATATTCCTATGGTGACCGTGTCCACCGATATTAGTCCATGTTGAGTTACCTGCAGCATCTTCTGTTTCAACATACTCAGGTTTTCCATGTACACCCTGTACTTCCCTATCTTTTATTTCGTATTGTACACCAAAAGTGTTAAATGTATTTTGGAATGCGGAGAAATTATTAAATACTATTTTACATCCTTCAAAGTTACTGTTTTTACCTTTAAACTCTAATTCTTTTACTGCTAAATTAAGATTAGGTGTTTGTAAATCATTTTCGGTTGTACCATACCAGTCTGTAACTCTTCTAGACCTTACTTTCGCAACACAATCATTAAGTACTATTGTTGGTGCCGTAATAAAGTTAGATGGTATCTTAATCCTCCACTGTTTAAATGTAGGGTCACCTTGAAAATTATTAGTAAACGAACCTAATGCTGGCCCCCTTTCCTTACAATCAAAGTCACAAAATTTATCTTTTTTAATCTGACCAAATTTTCTTTTTCTTTTTTTAAGTTTATATTTTCTTTTAACTAATGGGAAGTATAATGTACCACCAACCCAATCATTATAAAAGTCAAACTTTAACATTCTTAAAAATACTGCAACTGGTTCCATTACACATGAAACCCAATCTTTGATTCCTCGTGTCTGCACACCACCACAGTTCTTACAATCAAATGGTGTTACAAACTGTACGTTACATCCAGAATTATCACCAAATGGTGTTTTAATTAATGTTAATCTATATTCTTTACCTTCATCCGCACATTTTAATGGTATTAACGGTACCTTAATACAACATTTAGAGCAACATGCTGGAGTAGATGGTACACCTGCTGATGCCGCTGCTTCTACGGTAGCATCACAAGAATTGTCCCCATATACATACCCTGAAGGACAACAACTATGTGGTTCTCCACCACAAATATCTTTACATTTTTTACATAGTAGTTTACTAAATATACACCTCCATTTAATATTGATAGATAAATTAAATTGTGCACCGCAACCACAATCATCTCCGCAACCAGATCCACCTCCTCCACAGTCATCACTACCACAACATGCATACCTATAAGTTGAGTTACATAATTCAACATTTGCAGGTAAATTTATACAATAATTTAAATTTATTGATAATCCAACAGGTATTTTAATCGAACATATTGATGTGATTAAACCATTAATAATATTCAAAATACCATTTATGAAACCAACAACGATTCCAAATACTGTCAAAATTAAACATATAATACTATATAGTGGATTAAAATTAGTATCTAACCTATTCGTAGGAAATTTATTGACACCATCTCCGTTTAATATATCTTTTATACCAATAAATCCTCTAGCCTCGTCACCATTCTTACCACCAATTTTTTGCATCCTTCCGATATACTGTTTAACAGTGTACACTTTTTTCCATCTAAATGGGTAAAACTCTTCTAAGTAGTTATATTGATTAGTTAAATCATTTGCGTAGGGAGTATTATCAGTTATAGTAGATAATTGTTGGTTTATTTTAAAATCAGAACTAGTTTTTAATTCATTAATACCATATTCTCTAAAATTGAAGTTATTATTAGTATTTGGTACTAAATATTTTGCCCTTTCTCTAAGTTTTTTGTCATTAGAAGTTGCATCCATAGACACTCTAAACCTATAATCACCCTCAGTGGCGACACCTTTTATACCATCAGGTGACGGTATTAGGTTACCAAATTCGTCAGTAACCACTTTTCTTATGTTCATAGGTACTAATACCGACCAGTTACCATTATCATCAATAGAATTATCTTTAAATGTAAAATTTTCAATATTACCATCTACAGTTCTTCTTATTGATTCTATTTTACCTGGACCTGTTATAACCTCATTTAATTTACCCATTTCACGGGCAGGTTTACAGTTTTTATTTAGTGAATCTTTTTCGTCATCACTAAAGATACTCCCCATAAAGATTGCCGTAGGTATTAATTCTAAACTATCTATCGATATGTCCAATCTATTTATACCTAAACCACTACCCACATTTAAACTATCACACCAATAAGGTTCTACTCTAATTGGTATGTTTTCTGAAAATATTTGTGGTAAACTATCTAAATTACTAGATGATTTAAACTTGAATCTGTCTTTAAATAAGTTATCACTATACCCTTGATCAATTAATTCAAATGGTCGAACCGATAAAAATCCGATATCACTAACATCCATATCATAATGAAGAAAATGATCACCTACAGGTACACCAAATAATATATAATCACCCGCAGAATTAGTAGTCGTAGTATACTTATAATATTTTTCGTAAATTTCTAATGTAGTACTATCATCTAATATCTGTCTTTTCTTAGGAAAAGTACCCACAGGTGTGTGATCTAGTTTTTGTTGGTAACTAGGTAAAACGTTATACCTTATCCCATTCCTATTTTTTTGATCTGGAAATGGTTCACTATATGGATATATTGCAGACTTTACTGGATCATTTAAATCTGCGTCATCTACTGGTACAAATACCGAAACTCTTACGTTTGGTACTCCGAATCCATTATTTATAATTACCCTACCAGCAATTACACCATATTCTGCACAATAACTTTGGTATTCGTCTTTTTGTGAGATTTTTAAACTTAATATTTCTAAATGATCATAGTTCTGAGTTAAGTCAACATTAACTTTTAAATATCCATTATCTTCGCCTGGTGTTGTCCTAATTCTATATGATTTAGACATAAAAATTTCACTTTTTTACTTTTTTATTTTTTGTTTTCAAAAATTTCAATGTCGTCAAATTCTACTTTAACTTCATCTTTAACTTCATTTTTAACTTTTTGAACTACTTCTTTTTCTTTTTTTACTTCATCAACATAACTTACGCTTTGTTCGAATTGTCTTTCTCTTTTCTTAATTTCTCTATCATGTCTAAATTTAGCATAACTATTTAATACGTTAATAAAAAATCCTTTAAATTTTTTAGTGACTTTAGGTAAATGTTTTGGGAAAAAGAAATTCATAAAAATTTGACCTAATAATACTAAAATTATAAATGGTATCGCAATTGTCACTACAACAAACGCAATTAATTTAAAAAAGAAATTACCACTATAATCTCCTTCCTGAATAGATTTTGGTATTAGGTTTATTTCTAAATTATCTTCACCTGGTAATTTTCTTTTATTACTTTTTTCTTTACATGTTTTACATTCCATATCTTATTTTTTTATTAAAACTAACTATTTTTTTAAAAAAGTAATTATTATGATGTAGAAATTGTCACTTTTATGTCTTTATTAGGGTATTTAATTTCAAACATACCATTAGGTTGTCCGAATAAAGTATATTTACCTAATAAGTCTACCTGTCTAGTAGTCTCATCAATATAAGGTTGGGCAATTTCATTTAACGAATATTTACCGTTTTCATTAACTTTATTAAATACTCTTAAATCTGTGACATTTAATACACCACCAACATTATTTATATTTTCAATAAGTTGTGAAACATATATATTGTCACCCATATCCCATTTATTTATATCAAAATAATCTGTGATACTACTAATGACACCTGAAATGATATCACCTTTAGGTATTGATTTTTCTGCAAAAATATCTACCTCAAAACCTAAATTAATGACTCTACCATTTTTAACTGTTACATAGTCATTAATCATTCTATAATCCGCCAAATACTCTGCGATATTCTGTTTTAATGTGGACGTAGCCTCAGTAGTTAATTTAGAGTTTGAGTCTAATGCCAAAATTGATACGTTGATTTTATTTCTCTCCTCCCATACACCAGTTCTAAATGGTACACCAAATTTACCTGGCATTAATGGTATTCTCGATTGATAATCTTTGATAGTGACGCATCTGTCTTGTGCGGAAAAATTATATCTAACTAAGTTTCTTACTTCATCAATAGATGGTTCTTCTTTCCCACCCAATGCAGGTATCGGATTGTTAACCGATATACTATTTCTTATAATTCTATTTATATCTGATGAGTCACCATTAATTACTACATTTATGGTACCCAAAGTATTAATGATATTTACACCAATGTTACTATCTTCTCCACCACCTATTCTATATCTAACATAGATAGTGTTATCCGTAGGTGGTATTTGACCCAAAGATAAGTTATTAACTGTTTTACCAATTCTTTCTATTTGTCCTCTACATCCAACGAAATCGTTTAATTCTGACACATC